TATTCTAATATTCTGCCCCGGAGGGGCCCCGCCCCCCTTTTATTTTAAAATCGAATTCGATATTGTCCCCACTCACCATCAGGGAATTTTAAGGAGAAGAGTTATGCCAATCGGACCAATGGGAGAACCATTACCATATAATAACGGCGCACCTGTAGGAGGTGTCCCAAATCAAGGCCCGCCTATGGGAGGACAGCCTAATCCTGAAGTCCTTGCACAGAGGCTTATGTCTCTAGCCCAAGAGGCCCAACAGATCATAGCCCAACTAGAGGCTATGGGAATCAACCCAGAGGAGCTACTGGGCGGTGGTGGACAACCCGCTACCCCTATACCTCAAATGCCACAAATGCCCGCACAGGGCAATACAGGCGGTCTGGGAGGGGGTATGCCACCGGGACTGCTTGCATGAGAACAGAGAAGCAGGTAGCTTTCATAGAAAGTTACTGTCAAACAGGAAATGCTACCAAGGCAGCTATACAGGCTGGCTACTCTGAGGCTACGGCCAAACAACAGGGCCATACCTTAAAGAACAGGTTCTCAGGGGAGATTGAGAAAAGGATCAAGAAGATGGTTCAGGATGCTGTACCCGCCGCAATGAACCAGATCAGTGCATTAGCCCAGACTGCGACCAGTGAACAGGTGAGGTTGGCTGCGTCCAGAGACATCCTAGATAGAGCAGGTCTTAAACCTACAGATAGGATAGAACAGAAGATTTCCCATGAGGAGAAATCAACTGATGAATTGAGGAGAGAACTTGAATCCCTAACTGAAATCACAGAGCCTGAACTTATACCAAGTCTGGTGAACTGATGGCTCATGTCAACTCCATAACCAAAAGGGAGCGGGATGGTTATTATCTCTATAGTGATCAGGGGATAAAATTAGGTGGCCCTTTTGCCAGTTCTTATGAGGCCGATTCTCTTGGGGAGTATCTTTCTGATACATTAAGAGAAAGTCCGGTAGAGGAATACCAGAGGCTCGGTTCTCAAATGGGGCCTTCAGAGGGGCGAACCACAACCATTGAAGGAACTCCTAATCCTTGGGGTGACCTTCCCACTGAAAAAGACATGAGGAATTTCCGGGGAAGAACTACAGGTTATCCATTTGGGGAACGGGATTGGAGAAACATAGTCCCTAATACTCTTTCTGATATACGGGGTGGACTTCAAGGATTGTTTGAGCGTGAAGAGGACAATTTATTTGACTATAATCCTAAAGCAGAATTACAGGAAGAATTAAAAAGAACGGGATTAGAGGAACAATACCTTAAAGATACGACAAGATACCGTGGGCCAGAACCTCCAGAAGACAGGAGTTGGACGAGCCGTCTTAGTCCTATATCTACAGCCCAAGCACATATGCAACCCATGAGCGGAGAAGGGTTGGGTGCAGCAGGATTGCTTGACCAGCAATTTGGTATGGGACTTGATTTCCCTGATAGGAGCAAGTATGGATTAAAGCCCACAACAGAAGGTGGTGTTGAATTAGTAGAGGTGGGTACTTATAATTTATCTGCTGATACAAGAAAGTCATTGGAAGGTGATTCAACAGGTGAACTTCCGTGGTATGAGGATAGGGCATATCTAGTACCTAAAGCTGCGGCAGCATTTGAAGAGATGAGGGATGCATACTTTAAGGAAACTGGTAATGATATTCCACTTGAGAGTGCTTACAGGACTACACGGCATAACGCTGTATTATCCCGATCAGTTAAAGGTTCCGATCATATGGATGGTACGGTTATAGACATAAGTAAAATAAAACATCAAGCTATTATAGATTGGATTAGGAAACCGGAAAATAAGAAATTTGGCTGGCATTTTGCACATTATAAAGGTAATACAGGCCATTTTGAGTACACTGGATAAGTCATGCACGATCCAGCTATTGAACGCCTAAGAGGATTACTTCCACAAGATGAATGGGATCGCTATCATGGGCTATTGGAGTACGCTCAGTCCAGAGGTGGCGTTGATGGGAGATACCATTCAACAAATGTGGCTGGGCAACCAATAAGCACTCCTGTCAGCGCCCCATACGATGTTTCCTTTACACAAGTTCCAATGGGGATTGAGGGAGGGATGGGGTATACAACACAAACTTCCCCTACGTCTCCTGGCTTAAAAGGAATGGAACTATTAGGCATGGTAAATTTATCCCACAGGTATCCAGAATATGGAGAAAAAGTATTAAATATTGTACAGGGTGATGTAAATTTCTCCAAAAGAGCGCGGCATAATGCAGCATACCATGATGCTTGGAGGAAAAGAAAATCTTTTGCGGCTGGTTGGAATCCTTCTCAACCAACTGACCCCATGTATACAAAAAGCTACGCATCTACCTATGTCCCCGCATCGGGTAGATGGTTCCGCGCCGATCCAAGAATTGAGACTGACCAACTTATGGATGAAATAAATGCAATTTTAGCTTCACGGGGATTTGCAGAAGATTATCCGCAGGAGGGATATCCCTTCTCAAATATTGTTTTGTCAGAACCCGCCGCTTTCTTCGGTGAGGAAGTGGGTGAAGAAGAAGAAGGTGCTATGCCATATCCCGGTTTGGAATTACATGAATTCGGGCATGAGGCTTACGCGTTTTTTGAACAGAACCCGGATACATTAGTAGACGCGAAGGGGAAAGACATAACATATTATAATCCCGTAATGAGAAGGTTTGAATCTGTTAGGGATGCTATAATGGATAAACCCAGTGTTAAAAGTAAGTGGAAGTGGGTATTAAAAACGGGGAAGGGTCAGGCGTCGCCACAACACCTTATTTCATATGCCGGTGATTGGAGAGAACGTAGGCGGACAAGAGGGAAGGATGCGCCAGTGCCATTACCAGAAGTTGGAACGGATGAATTTAATAAGTTGCGTTCTTTAGGAATGGCTTTGGATAAGATAGCGTACGATATTATAGAGGATGTTTTGGAGAAAAATAGAATGCGTGGGCGTACAGCTTCTGGAATGTAACAATGCCAATACAACGATGCTCCCTAAAGGGAGGGAAGAAAGGATGGAAATACGGAGAATCTGGGAAATGCTATGCAACTAGAAAGGGTGCAGAGAAGCAAGCAGCAGCGATTCATGCCTCCGGGTACAAAGGAAGAACTAGAAAAAGCAGTTGAAATCGCTAGGGAAATACGGCAAAGGGAACGATACAACAGGATTGATTACTATGATCCGTACCCCTATCAACTAGCGTTTCACTCTACTGGTTCGGATGCTAACCAGAGGCTCCTGATGGCGGCAAACCGCATAGGAAAGTCCTATTGCGGAAGTATGGAAATGTCCTACCACCTCACAGGACTGTACCCAGAATGGTGGAAAGGAAGAAGATTTACACAACCCATTGTAGGATGGGCTGGTGGAGTCTCTAACGAGACTACCAGAGATATTGTACAATTTGAACTATTGGGTTCCCCCGACGATCCAGAGGCTTTCGGTTCCGGTACTATACCGCGAAAACATATAATAAAGACAGAAAGAAAGCCCGGTGTTCCCAACGCCAAGAGCGTGGCCCTGATCCGGCACGTCAGTGGGGGGAACTCTTCTTTATTCTTTAAGGCTTACGAGATGGGAGTGGAGAAGTGGCAAGGACGGAGTGTGGATTGTATATGGTTGGATGAGGAACCATCAAGAGAACTTTATAGTCAAGCCGTCACTCGAACTTTAGATCGTAAAGGCATGGTTTATATGACCTTCACCCCAGAAGCGGGGATGACGGAGACTGTGGCTTCCTTTATGAATAATTTGAAGTCTGGGCAATCCCTGAACAATGCCACTTGGGATGATGCTTCAGAAAAGATCATGTCCATGAGTGGAAATCGTGGACATCTCAATGAATCCGTCATGGAGCAGATTCTATCCTCATATTCCCCCCATGAGAGAGAGATGAGGAGATACGGAAGACCCTCTATTGGCTCAGGACTTGTCTTCCCCCTTGGTGAGGAAAAGGTTATGGTTGATCCTTTCCATATAGAAGACCATTTCATACGCATAGCAGCTATAGACTTTGGGTGGGATCATCCTACGGCTGTTGTGTGGTGTGCCGTAGACAGGGAATCGGATATATTCTATGTATATGATTGTTATAGGGCTTCTAAAGCCTCTCCAACCGTCCATGCAGAGATGATACGCACCAGACCCAGTTTTATCCCGATTGCCTACCCACATGACGGGAATAGACGAGATTCTATGGGGAATCCGGGCCTAGCGGAACAATATAGGAACATGGGGTGTAACTTTCTCCTTGAACACTTCTCAAATCCCCCAGCTTTGGGGTCAAACAAAGGCTCAAACTCCATAGAAGAGGGTTTAATGGCTATGTTACAGGCTGTAGAAGGGGGTAAATTTAAGGTATTTTCGACACTTTCTGACTGGTTTGAAGAGTTCAGAATGTACCATAGAAAGGACAATAAGGTGGTTCCTTTAAGAGATGACCTCATGTCAGCCACAAGGTACGCCTTCCAATCACAACGCTTTGCGGTAGCAGGGCATGATCCATCGTGGACGAACGATGTTGAGTATAGAAATTATGGAATTATTTAATGGCTAAAGATAAACTCACTGAAGAAGATTTAGTAACCAGAATTCGGGGTGAAATTACCGATTCTTTGGGGTATATGGGAGATACCATATCTTCACAACGAGAACAGGCTATGCAGTATTACTATGGCCTTCCATTTGGTAATGAAGTAGACGGTCGTAGTCAGTATGTAGATACCACAGTTCAGGATACGATTGAATGGATCAAGCCCTCCCTGATGCGGGTGTTCGCCTCCGGTGATGAGATGGTTAAGTTTAACCCTCACGGCCCGGAAGACGTAAAGATGGCTGAACAGGCTACAGACTATGTGAACTATGTTTTTACAAAGGATAATCCAGGTTGGGAAATTCTCTACTCATGGTTCACGGATGCTCTTTTAAGTAAGAATGGAATCGTCAAAGTATGGTGGGATGAGTCAAATGAATCTCAAAGAGAGGAATATAAGAACCTAACAGAAGACGAACTTGCCGTTCTGATTAACGATCCCGGAGTCGAAGTTATAGAACACACCCCACCGGGTGAATATGATGACTCCGCCTACGGTAGTGCTGAAGTTGAAGGGCATAGCATTGTAATTAAACGCACCAATTACAAAGGAAGGATTAAGATTGAAAATGTTCCTCCTTCTGAATTCCTAATCTCAAGGGAAGCCAAGAACATACAGGACGCAAGGTTTGTTTGTCACCGGGTTCTGAAGACTCTATCAGAACTGAGAATAATGTATCCAGACAAAGACCTTGACAATGAAGATTTAGGTTCTGGTGAAGAGGATGAATTATCTTTTTCGTCTGGGTTCCTCAGAAGATGGTCTTAGAACGTATTGGCTGCATGAGTCATTTTTGAAAACAGATTTCGACGGTGACGGAATTACAGAGTTAAGGAAGGTCTGTACCGTAGGCTCAACTGTTCTTGAGAATGATGAAATAGACAAGATTCCATTTGTTTCCATTACCCCAGTAAAGATTCCACATAAGTTCTTTGGAATGTCTATTGCTGATTTAGTTATGGATCTTCAGCTCATGAAATCGACTTTGATGCGTAATCTCATGGACAATATGTACAACCAGAACTTTGGTAGATATGCTGTCCTAGAGGGGCAAGCGAATCTCGATGATCTCCTAACGCAAAGACCGGGAGGGATTGTTCGAGTTAAATCTCCAAACGCTGTTACGCCCCTCGTTACTCCCCCACTGGAACCTTACTCCTTCCAGATGCTCGAATATCTGGACGGGGTAAGGGAATCCAGAGCAGGGGTTTCCCGTATGTCACAGGGGATGAACGAAAATGCTTTAACTTCCCACACCACGGCCACTGCTGTTAATGCAGTGATGTCTGCGTCGCAGAGCCGCGTAGAACTCGTTGCCAGAAACTTTGCAGAGACTGGCGTAAAGGATTTGATGATTACGATTTATGAACTACTCCATAAGAATCAGGACAAAGAAAGAGTTGTTAAGTTGCGTAATGAGTGGGTTCCGGTGCGTCCTGATGTATGGAATGATAAGTTTGATTGCACTGTGTCTGTGGCTCTAGGACAGGGGAATAAAGATCAGCAGATGATGCACTTATCGAGTATGTTACAGTTTGCTGGAGAAGCAATGAAGGGTGGATTAAGTATAGTTAATGAACAGAATATGTACAACTTGGGAGCTTCACTGGTGAAGGCAATGGGCTTCCAGAACGTGGATGACTTCTTAACTGATCCTTCACAGATTCCTCCTAAACAGGAAGGCCCATCTCCAGAAGAGCAGACAAGACTTATGGAGGCGCAAGTTAAACAACAGGAGTTAGAAATAAAGGCTGCTGAAGTTCAAATCAAGGCTCAGAAGATTCAACAGGAATATCAGAAGTTAGCGATAGACTCTAAGTTGAAGCAGGAAGAGCTAAACCTTGAAAGAGAACAGAACAGAGCCGTAGCAATAGGAGACACATGACAGAGGACGAAAGGCTTAGAAGGGCTAATTCCCTTCTTAATGATCCATTATTTAATGAAGCATTTGATGTACTGAAGAAAGATTTATTGAACCGTTGGGAAGTCAGTGGTTCAACAGAAGTTGAGGCCAGAGAATCAATCTGGCTTGCAATGAGACTGCTTGCTGACATTCTTGACAAGCAACACCCATTTATCTAAAAGAGGAATTTAATTATGGCGGACACGCAAGAAGCCCCGCATCCGGCAACATTGCCACAACAGCCAAATCAAGGAAGTATTGATGAGGCACACGATGCATTACTCAGCCTAATGAACCCGGAAGGGGAAATTCTAAAGGAAGAGGAAGCAGCACCTACCGAAGAGGAAGAGTCCACTGAGGAAACTCAAGACGAATCATTGGAAGAGGAGCCTGATGAAGACGAATCTGAAGAGGAAGAATCTGAAGAGGAAGATGATGAAGGCGCTGATGAAAGTGAGGCAAAAGAAGAGGTCTTATATGCTGTCAACGTAAATGGTGAAGAGCATGAAATACCCCTCGACGAACTGCTAAAAGGTTATTCACGGCAATCAGATTACACTCGAAAAACACAAGAACTGTCGGAACAACGAAAGTCGATAGAAGCGAACCAGGCTCAATGGAACGCTGAAATCCAACAGATTCAGACAGAACGACAGCAATACGTTAGTGCTTTGCAAAACGTGATTGAAAGCTCTATGGGCAGCTTAGATCAGTTTGCTACCGTAGACTGGGATTCTCTCAAAAACGACAATCCGCTTGAGTATATAACTAAAAGGGATGAGTATAGGGAGATGCAGGATAAGGTAAGGCAAGCTCAATTTCAACAGCAGCAAGCCCAGCAAACCCATCAACAGGAATCGCAGAGAAGCCATCACCGTGTTCTTCAAGAAGAGCATGGAAAATTGGTAGCGGCGCTTCCTGAATGGTCAGAGCAGAATACACGACAGAAACTAAGTGGACAAATTAAGGAGTATGCTCTTTCTCAAGGATATACAACGGAAGAGATTGGTTCCTTGATAGACCATCGTTCTTT